GTTCGGCGACACCTACAACACGATGATGGAGATGGGGGCAGTCAAACCCCGCATCTACGCCGCGACAGACGACGGATCGATCACCGGTAACCCGGTGTTCCTGCCGCGGCACGTCTGGAAGGACAAGCTGAAGAAGCAGACGACCGCGTCCATCGCCAGCCAGATGTTGCAGAACCCGGCAGCGGGCAACCAGGCGATCTTTCAGAAAGACTGGCTGCGGTTCCAGGACGTCCGCCCGGCGACTCTCAACATCTACATCCTCTGCGACCCGGCGAGCTCGAAGAAGAAGGGTTCCGACCGCACAGCCATCCCGGTCATCGGGATCGACGCCGCGGGCAATCGCTGGCTGGTCGATGGTTACCACCACCGGATGGGGCTGACCGAGCGCTGGCGCTGTATCAAGGAGCTCCGGAAGGTCTGGATGCGGATGCCGGGCGTGCAGTCGGTCCGCGTCGGTTACGAACGATACGGCAGCACGTCGGACCTCGAGTATTTCGAGCAGGAGATGGAGCGGGATCGCGATGTGTTCGAGATTGTCGAGCTGGCCTGGCCACGCGAAGGACCGGGCAGCAAGATCGACCGCGTGCAGCGTCTGGAGCCCTGGTTCCGTGGCGGTCGGTTCTTCCTGCCGGCCGTCGTCAAGGAGGAAACGAAGGCCCAGCGACAGATGCGGGAGACCGGCCAGGCCTTCCGGATATACACGCCGGTGCAGCGTCGGGACGAAGGGGGGCGCCTGTATTCTCTGAACAAGAACTTGCTCGAGGAGTACCTGGTGTTCCCGTTCTGTGTCCATGACGACCTGATCGATGCGATCAGCCGGATCGAGGATATCGAACCCCTGACACCGGTGATTATCGACCAGGCCTCAACGGAACCCGAGGTATATGAAGATGGCATCTGAAGACCAACCCCTCAACCTGCCAGGTGGCCCGACATTCACGCAGCGACTGTGGAGCGAAGAGGTTGCAATCGCCCGTGCAGTGGCCGGCGAGCCAGTCGTGACCACGGAGCCGAGCTATGAATTCTCCAATGGACGAAAGTTCGTCGAACCCGTCCGACCCTTATGACCAGCTCCCCGAGGCGATTCAGCAGTACTACACCCGCAGCGAATACCTGTGGTTGTCGGACGCGCAGAAAGCAACCTTGATCCAGAGCGAAACGGAACCCGAATGGACATGACCGCACCAGCCATCCAATCCCATAACGACCACAGCGGAATCCTGCTGGCCAACGAGCACGACGCCAAGCAGAACACGCTGGACATCGCCACCGCCAAGATCGTCGCCGAGACGCTGAACCAGCACTACCCGGGCCACCTCTGGGCGATCAACGTCCAGGGCGAGCAGGGCGTTCTGACGATCCACAACCTGATGCTGTCCGGCCAGTGGGGATACCGCCTGCACATGGACAAGCGCTACAGCGTGTCGGAACTGATCCACGCCTGCAAGCTGGCGGCCGGCGAGATCCTGGAGCGCTACAACCAGCGGCGCGGCCGGATCGACCATGACGCGATGGCCGCGGCGCCGATGGATCGTGTCGGTCGTGTAGTCGGGGAGCTAAGATAATGGATGACGCCAAAGCCCTGCAGCTTGCCCGTGACGCCTACTCGGGCAGCACTTCCTATTTCGACACGAACGTCCGGCCAGAGCTCGAGCAGGACCTGCGGCAGTTCCAGTCGCTGCACGGTAACCGGTCCAAGTACATGTCGGACAGCTACCGAGGACGAGCCAAGTTCTACCGGCCGAAGACCCGGTCCATGGTCCGCAGTGCCGAAGCGAACGTGGCCGAGGCGTTCTTCTCGACCATGGACGTCGTATCGATTGGGCCGCAGGACGAGAAAGACCCCTACCAGCAGGCGAGCGCCGAGGTCATGCAGCAGCTCCTGCAGTATCGCCTGACCAAAAGCATCCCCTGGTTCAAGACGGTCGTCGGCGCCTTCCAGGACGGCGAGGTCCAGGGGACCATCATCAGCCACCAGGTCTGGGACCGCAAGAAGGACGCCCCACAGATCGAGCTGATCCCGCGTGAAAACTTCCGCTTCGACCCGGCGGCCAGCTGGCTCGATCCGGTCAACACCTCGCCCTACCTCATCTGGCTGCGGCCGATGTACGTCAAGGATGTCAAGGCCCGCATGAAGGCCGGGCCGGGCGAAACGAGTGCCAAGTGGATAGCCTATGACGACGCCAAGATCAAGTCGGCGGCCAACAAGTGGGACACCACCCGACTGCGGCGTGACGGCAACCGGACGGAGAGCACCGGCGAGACGACAGCCATTACCGACTTCACGATCGTCTGGGTTCATTTCAATGTCATGGCCGATACCGAGACCGGCCAGGATGTGTATTACTACACGCTGGGCACCGACCTGCTGCTGTCCCGACCTGCTCCGCTGAGCGAGCAGTACGCCCACGGACGCCGGCCCTTCACGATTGGCCAGATCGTCATCGAGACCCACAAGAACGACCCCGCCGGTGAGGTTCGCCTGGTCCGTGATGTCCAGGGTGAGATCAACGAGATCGCCAACCAGCGCATCGATAACGTCAAGTTCGCGATGAACAAGCGCTACTTCGTGAAGCGCAACCGCCAGGTCGACCTGCGCAGCCTGACGCGCAACATGCCGGGCAGCGTCACCCTGCTGACCGACATCGAGACCGACGTCAAGGTCATCGACACGCCGGACGTGACGAGCTCCAGCTACCAGGAGCAGGATCGCCTCAACATGGACTTCGACGAGATCAGCGGCAACATGTCGCAGAGCTCGGTCCAGGCCAACCGCAAGCTTAACGAGACGGTTGGGGGTATGGAAATCCTGGCCGGTGACGCCAACAAGGTCAAGGCCTATGCGCTGAAGACGTTCATCGAGACCTGGGTCGAACCCACGCTGACCCAGATCATGCTGCTTGAGCAGTGCTACGAGACCGACGAGATCGTCATGGCCCTGGCGGGCAGTAAAGCGCCCATGTTCCAGAAGCTCGGGGCGGACGTGACGGTCGATGAGCTGATCCTGCAGGAGCTGACACTGACCCTCAACGTCGGCATGAACGCTACCAGTCCGACCCAGAAGATCAACAACCTGCTGACCGGCATCAACGGGATCAAGACCGCCCTGGCGGACGGGGTTCTCGAACGCTACAACGTGGCGCCGGACGAGATCATCAAGGAGGTCTTCGGCGCGCTGGGTCACCGGGACGGCGGCCGCTTCTTCAACCTCGAAGAAGGTGCAGACCCGAAGGACGCCCAGATCCAGGCGCTACAGCAGGCCCTTGACGCGAAGCATCCGCCGGAGCTGATCGCCGCCCAGGTCGAAGAGATCAAGGCACGCATCGCGTTCCTCAAGGCCCAGACGGTCGAGAAGGGAACGACCGGCATCTACAGCGCCATGCAAGCGGCCGAGGTCATCGCCGCGGTACCGCAAGTGGCGCCGGTCGCCGACAAGATCATGCAGGCTGCGGGCTACCAGGCGCCCAACCCGGCCGGGCAGGACCCGAACTTCCCGATCGCCGAAGTGGGTCAGACTGCCGCTGCAGCCGGCCCGATGGACATCCCGGAGAGCGGCAACACGTCACCCAACTTCCCGGCACGACCAACCCACGGCATTGAAGCGGAAGGATTGCAATGAACATCGACATCAAGGGCGACCCCCTCCTCCGTGCGATCGACTTCGGCTTCGAGGTCGAAGCATTCCTCAACACCGATATCGGGAAGTTCCTGATCACCCGGGCGGAGGGAGAGGTTGAAACTGCCGTCGAAGAGCTGAAGCGCGTAGAACCGGATGACACGACAGCGGTGAGGAACATCCAGACCCGCATCAAGGTCGCGGAGAGCGTTCTCTACTGGCTCGCCGAGGCGATCTCGGCCGGCAACCTTGCACAGCAGGAGCTGCACGAACGCGATGGAAGCTAGGGGGGCCGGAGTACCGTACCCTTCGCTAACCTAATCAGGAGACCTTGAACAATGGACCACAATACCGAAGTCGATGCCATCCAGGAGGACGTATCGATCGACGAGAACCGCCCGCTTTCTGCCCGCGAACGCGCGATGGAAGCGATCAGCCAGAAGCACATTGCCAACCTGAGCGAGGAAGTCGGTATCGACCTCTCCGGCACCAAGCAGGTTGAAGAGCAACTGGCCGACCCGGAGCCTGACCCGGCCCCGGTGGAAGAGTCCCAGGTCCAGAAGGTCAAGGTCAAGGTGGATGGCGCGGAGCAGGAAGTCGATCTCGACACCCTGGTCCGTACCTTCCAGAAGAATTCCGCAGCAGACCGTCGTCTCGAAGAGGCAACCCGCCTGCTGCGCGAAGCCGAGGAGCTGACCGCGGCGAGAGCCGCCCAGCCCCAGGCACCCACTGAGCAGCCTACACCGGAGACTACCCCGGAAGCGCTGCGCCAGGCAGCCGCCGACGTCCTCGGCAAGCTCTACGACGGGGACCAGGAAGCTGCAGCAGATGCGCTCGCACAGCTGTTGGCGAAGCAACGGGGCGGTGACCAGCCTACCCCACCCGCTCCGCAGGCAGCGATCGACGACGAAGCGCTTCTGGACAAGCTCGAAACTCGCATGACCCTGCGCAAGGCCTTTGAGACCGTCAAGACGGACTACCCGGACATCCTTGCCGACCCCGACGTTGAAC